GGTGGACGTGGTACTGAAATTAGTACTTTACCCGGTGGTGAAAATCTAGGACAAATTGATGATATTGTTTATTTCCAAAAAAGATTATATCGTTCTTTAAATGTACCTATTTCTAGATTAGAATCTGAAAACCAATTTAGTCTTGGAAGATCTACAGAAGTTTCAAGAGATGAATTAAAATTTCAGAAGTTTATCGACAGACTTCGTACAAGATTTGCACATCTTTTTTATGATATTCTAAAAAAACAATTAATTTTAAAAGGTGTTATTACTGAAGAAGATTGGAATGGTATTAAAAATGATATTGTTCTTGATTTTGTTAGGGATAACCATTTTACAGAATTAAAGAATGCAGAACTATTAAGAGAAAAATTACAAACATTAGATCAAATTTCTAATTACGTAGGTGAATATTTCTCTAAAGAATGGGTCCAGAAAAATATTCTTCGATTTTCTGATGAAGATATTGAAAAAATTAATAAAGAAATGTCAGGGGAACAAGAAGAACAGCCTGATGAAGAAGAGCAGCAGCAAGCTGAGCCATCTCAAAAATTTGAACTAAAACCAGTTGCAACTCAAGGAGAATAAATTATGAGTGAAGAAGTACAAGCGGAAGTAGAAACCAATCCGATTGAAGATATGATTAATTATGCTATTGACCAGAATTTTAATAAAGCCAACAACTTATTTAATGATATGGTTACTATTAAAATGTCAGATCTACTTGATCAAGAAAAAATTAATGTAGCTAATCAAATGTATAACGGAGCAGAACCTGATGATGAGGATGATGAAGACCTCATGGGGGATGAGGATGACTCACAGCTCGAGCTTGACCTCGACTCAGAGAGCGGCGATGAAGAGGAAGAAGATTCCGAATGGGAAGACGCCAGTTTTGAAGACGACGGACAAGATGAAGACGTAAATTAAATCGCCAAATAATTTATATTTTATTTAAAAAACAATATTATTATAAATAATAAGTAGAAAAAGAAATGAAAAGATTTTCTCAGATTCGGGAACTAACCGGCCGGATGCCAAAGGGTAAACATGTCTTTGATAAAAAGATTAAGGGTGTGTCTGTCATGGTACATAAAGATCAAGGTCGCTATGTTACGTATGTGGATGGCGATAGGCTTGATGCTTATTCGTCTCAGAAAGAAGCTGAGAAAGCAGGATTAGAATTCGTAAAGGTTTATAAAAAATGAAACTGATATCAGAATATACCGAAGATAATTTAGAGGTGCTTACTGAAGCTCGTAAAGATGGAGGTAAATCCTACTCTATCGAAGGTGTATTCATGTCAGCTGAACAAAAAAATAGAAACGGTAGGATTTATCCTAAAGACGTCATGGAAGGTGCTGTTAACAAGTATAATGTTGAACAAGTACAAAAGGGACGTGCAGTTGGTGAATTAAATCACCCTGAAGGACCAACCGTTAATCTAGATAAAGTTTCACACAAGATCGAATCCTTGAAATGGCAAGGTAACGATGTTGTTGGAAAGGCAACCATTTTGGAAACTCCGATGGGTCAGATTGTTAAAGGTCTACTCGATGGTGGTGTCAAACTGGGTGTTTCGACTCGTGGTATGGGAAGTTTGCAGCGAAATAATGACGCAATGATCGTTAAAGGCGATTTTCTACTGAATGCAGTAGATATTGTTCAGGATCCCTCCGCACCTAGCGCTTTTGTTAATGGAGTTATGGAAGGTGTTGAGTGGGTATGGAACAACGGCATTATTGAGCCACAAGCTATTGAAAAAATGGAGACTGAAATTAAAAAGGCTCCACGTGCTGATCTCTATGAGGCTCAGGTTCGTGAGTTTAAGAATTTCCTCTCGTTGCTCAAAAATAAATCGTAAAAGGAGTCAATTATGACTGATGAAAATCAAATCGAAGATCAAGAGATTGACCTCCATGATGACAACGAAGTCGTGGAAGAAGCTCATGATCCAAAGAATGCTGAAGCACAGTCTGTAGCATCTGTTGATAAAGCAGGTGACGCAACTGGTACTGCAGCAAAGCGTAAAGGCGATTCGGGTAAACAAGATCCAATGCCAAAAATGCCAGGTACAAAAGCTGGTATGATTAATGCTATGTACATGAAAGCATCCAAGATGAAAAAAGAAGATCTTGCTGCTATGTACGGTAAAATCATGGCTGAAGATTTCGATACCGAAGATGGTGTAGTAGTTGAAAATGATATTTCAATTAACTACCAGACAGATTTCTCTGATGACTTAAATGCAATTATGGCTAATGAAGCTACATTGTCTGAAGAGTTCAAAGAGAAAACCGCTATCATTTTTGAAGCAGCTATTAAATCAAAGCTTGCTGAAGAAATCGATCGTCTTGAAGAAAAATACAACGAAGAGCTCGAGGCAGAAATTACTTCTACCAAAGAGGATCTTGTAGAGAAAGTTGACAGCTATTTAAACTACGTAGTTGAAAACTGGATGGAAGAAAATAAAGTAGCCATCCAAACTGGTCTGAGAACTGAAATCGCCGAAGACTTTATGAATAAGATGAAAGATCTGTTCACTGAGTCATACATCGACGTTCCAGAATCAAAGATCGACCTGGTTGACGAACTCGCCGAAACAGTTGAAGAGCTAGAAGAAAAACTAAATGCTCAAACTGGTAAGGCAATCGAAATGGCTGAAGAGCTTGAGTCATACAAGCGCGATGCAATCATTCGTGAAGCATCACGTGATTTGGTAGAAACCCAAGTCGAAAAACTTAAATCTTTAGTCGATGATATTGATTTCGATGACGAAGAGACTTTTGCTAAAAAAGTAGCTACCGTTAAAGAATCATATTTCAACAAAGTAACTTCAACAGAGTCTGCAGACTTTGATACAGATGAAGGCGATGACGATGCAATCGTAGAAGCTTCTGGCTCAATGGCTCAGTATCTTACAGCACTTAAAAGAACCCAATAGGAGTTTAGAGAAATGCATAACGTAATTTCTTACGATAAGCTTGTAGAAAAATGGGGTCCAGTACTTAACGAAGAGTCTGCTGGTACCATTCAAGACAAGCACAGAAGAGCAGTTACAGCTGCTGTTTTAGAAAACCAAGAGAACGCACTTCGTGAAGAAGGTATGATGTTCGAGAACGCAGCAGCACCTGCTAACAGCACTGCTGGTACAGCTAACTGGAATCCAGTACTGATCGCACTCGTACGTCGTGCAATGCCAAACCTTATGGCATACGATCTTTGCGGCGTTCAGCCAATGACCGGTCCAACTGGACTGATCTTTGCTATGAAGTCACGCTACGGCGGGGGTTCAACATCTAACCGTGAAGCTCTGTTTAACGAAGCAGAGACAAAGTTCTCAGGCGATTCAGCTGGAACTCACGATTCAGATAACGCTTCAGGCCTTAACGGTGTTACCGATACCGATGCTGATAGCACAATCGACGATCAGCGTCTTACAGCTCTTGCAGCTGGTGGTATGCCAACAGCCGATGCTGAAGCACTTGGCGCAACTGGCGGATCAGCTTTCCGCGAGATGGGTTTCACCATTGAGAAGTCAACAGTCACTGCTAAGTCACGTGCACTGAAAGCTGAGTACTCACTGGAACTGGCACAAGACTTGAAAGCAATTCATGGTCTTGATGCTGAAACTGAGTTGGCTAACATCCTGTCAACTGAGATCTTGGCTGAAATCAACCGTGAAGTTATTCGTACGATTAACTCACAAGCTAAGACCGGTGCTGGTACAACCAACACAGCAATCAATGGTATCTTCAACGTACAAACAGACGCTGATGGCCGTTGGTCAGTAGAGAAGTTCAAAGGTCTTATCCTCCAAATCGAGCGTGAAGCAAACGTAATTGCTAAAGAAACTCGTAGAGGAAAAGGTAACTTTATCGTCTGTTCTTCAGACGTAGCTTCTGCTCTTGCAGCTTCAGGCATGCTCGACTATGCTCCTGCAATGTCAACTTCATTGAACGTTGACGATACAGGTAACACCTTCGCAGGTGTACTGAACGGTCGTACACGCGTATACATTGACCCATATGCATCAGCTGACTATGTCACTGTTGGTTATAAGGGTACAAACCCATATGACGCAGGTCTGTTCTACTGCCCATACGTTCCATTAACAATGGTACGTGCGGTTGGTGAGGATACATTCCAGCCAAAGATTGGATTTAAGACACGCTACGGCATGGCTTCAAACCCATTCGTTGGTGCAACACCTGCTGATGGTCTTGCAGCTGTTAAGACTAACCAGTACTATCGTATCTTCCGCGTTGACAATATCCTCGGCGCATAAAAATACAATAAGAAAATAATAATTAAACTAGAGGCGGCTTCGGTCGCCTCTTTTTTATACTATCATATATAAATAGTAACATGGCAGAGCTAACAGACAATTTTAATTACCTTCAACCCACCAGTTTTAAACTTACGGTTGACAGACGTAACTATCCAAACTTGGAATTCTTTCTCCAAAGTTTTATTCATCCTGGGATGATTATGAACTCTGTAGAAGTACCTTATAAGAAATTAACAGGTATTCCCTTTATTGGTGATAAATTAACATTTAACGAATTACAAGCAAATATACTTCTTGACGAAGATATGAAATCGTATGACGAAATGTATTCATGGATGAGAAGAATATTAGATTTAGGAAATGTTACTGCATACGAAGCAACGGCTAATACCCCTCCTTCAGTATCAGA